CGGCAACAATAGAGCCACTATTCCAAACTACTTGTGTGTTTAGCAAAGAGCCAGCAGTTTCAACGGCAACAATAGAGCCACTATTCCAAACTACTTGTGTGTTTAGCAAAGAGCCAGCAGTTTCAACAGCAACAATTGATCCACTATTCCAAACTACTTGTGTGTTTAGCAAAGAGCCAGCAGTTTCAACAGCAACAATTGATCCACTATTCCAAACTACTTGTGTGTTTAGCAAAGAGCCAGCAGTTTCAACAGCAACAATTGAGCCACTATTCCAAACTACTTGTGTGTTTAGCAAAGAGCCAGCAGTTTCAACAGCAACAATTGATCCACTATTCCAAACTACTTGTGTGTTTAGCAAAGAGCCAGCAGTTTCAACAGCAACAATTGAGCCACTATTCCAAACTACTTGGTCATTTGATGACGAACCTGAAATCGATATCGCTATAATTGAAGCACTGTTTATTGCAATTTCTTCTTGATTGTCCTGAATTACATCTCCTAAAACTGCTCTTTGAGATGCAACATTCATTTTATTAATTTGTGCCACTTCTGCATCAGTCAGTGTGTAAACCATAATTTATTCCTCCTTAATAACAAATATACAATATCATTTAAATCCTGTTCATTGTTTTTATATTACTTTATTTTAAGTATATTGTTTGATTTTAAATTATTATTGTCCTTCTTTAATATTTTTTACTTACTTGCACCCTTTTCAATATTAGAACCACTATCTTTTGTATCAGTTGACTTAATTTTATCATCACTTTTTTTGGGTGCTCCCGCCCCTTCTTTACCACTAAGTTGTGCCCCTGGTGTTACTGGTGTTAAATTATCAACAAATTTATTTGCCCTTGCCTCATCAAGTTGTCTCTGGAAACTAAATGGGTCCATACCTAAAGACGCCGCAATTTTCTGAGGAAGCACAATACCTTGCCCAACAAGAGTCATTTGTTCTTCAAATCGCTGTGCGCGATTTAAGTAAAAATTAGTTCCTTCGAAATGAAATTTAAATTTGAAACTTTTAGTTATTTTATTTACATGGTAATTTAAAAATTTCTCAAAATCTGGGTAAAGTGCAATTAATTGATTCTCATCAACATTGAGTGCTAATTGAGATTCAATTGCATTTTGTTTTACATCTGAAGTAAACAAAAGATTTGTATTTACTCCGGCGGACGCCAAAGTAGTTTTTATATAAGAACTATACAATTCATTATCAGATTCAAAATCTATCCCTTTTATATTAGTCAATGGTACAGCGGCGGTTTTAATAGCAGAACCAATCGCGGCTTTTACCAAAGCTAAAAACTCTCCCAAGTTTTTGGCAGAAATACTAAATTGATCTCTAGCTGATGCCTGCGTAGTTTTATTTAATAATGGAATTTCTCCAATTACCAATTTTGCTGCTTCAGCCATGTTCACACTTTTTTGTAATGCTCTCATTGTTGGTTGTTCAAACAGATCTAAAAACAATCCACTATATAATGGCAATCTAGTTGCCATAGATACATTCATTTTCCACGCCCAACCTTCGTCAGGAGGAACATCTTGCCAATCTATATAAGAACTGCGTCCACGATAAATTGGATTGACGGGCGGATTATATGAAGTTTGTGATTTTTTCTCTCGATGTTTTCTCTTAAAAAATGGAGGATAAAAATCTATATCAACACCCTGTTGCATAAACCAATCCATATTAAAAGAAAATAATAGCCCATAAGCCCATCTTCCAGTTATTAGTGTCCAGTCAACCGAATTAGGTAATTCTTGTAAAACATATTGCTCACCCTCAAATCTTGGGGTACAGAAAAACGTATCATTTCTAATCATTTCTTGTGTAGCAACTTTAAATTCTCTACGATAATTAAATTTATCTAAAAACTCTTTTACTTTATCTAAATCTTTGTTATATTTTGTTCCACTATAATCAGTATATTTTGCATTTATACAATCATAAGTTAAATCAAACGCCAATATATTGGACTGGTACTCCAAGAGGGTTTTATAAATTTGCGATTGAATTTCGAAATCCTGTGAAAATGATTGTAGTAGTCTTTCACTATCTTTTGGGCTTTTCAATGCTTTTATTAAGTCTGCTTCTGTTGCCTGTGAAGGATTTAGTGTTACATCCTGCATTCTTGCATTTATCATTTGGGGAGACAAATACTGTTGTCCTATTGAGCCCACAAGACTTTGGGCAAATTCTAGAACATATTTTGTATTTTCGCTAGAAATTAGAATTTCGTCACCATCTTCTTGTATCTTTTCATTTTGATTTTCTTTCAAAGCAATCTCCTTTTATGAGAAATTAAACAGCTTGTACTAAAGACATCATTTCTGCTGTTGAATCATAGGTGTCTTCCTTAAGAAGTTCTTGATCTAATATTGAAGCATAATGTGTCCCATATAATAAACTGCTAAATCTATCTTTTCTACTTCCAGGTATTTCTGTTAATTTAATATTTCCTATACTTACAGTCATTGATAAATTAATACACTCGTTGATAAGCAATGATGTTTGTACATATGGTGCTAAAAACCAACTTCTTGCCGTTGGATCTTTTTGATTTAAATACTCTTTTTGATATGAAGATTTTATTAAATAATCTTCAGCAGTCATTTCGTCTACTAAAAATCCAAACATTCTTTTCTGAAGTTTATCTCTCATTTGTACTGCCATAATTGAATTTGATTTGGCAGATGCAGAAATAGGATATATATTTTGAATTGCCCCTACCCCTAAAGTACGTTTAGATAATTCTTCATAATTATCATTACTAATTGTTGGGTCTGGAACAATAGTCCAAGCAGGCCATTCTGTCCCACTCTCAGAATCAGTAGTAACTTGCCCTAATTGATCATACATAGGAAGTCCACCACCACCAGTACCAACATCTAATACTAATATGTCGGCATCAAAAGCATAGTACAATTGTTTTATTCTTGCACTCTGAGAAATTGAATCTACTCCAGAAAAGGTCTCCATATAAACCAAATCTATCGTATACCCCTTGCGGGTAGGCATCAATCTTAAGCAACTTGTTGCTGATAAGTCATTACTTTTACCTGCCTTTTGAGCAACATCACAAGATATAAGTCTTATTTCTCCTTCTGATTTTTTAATAGCATAAGGATTTTTTTTAAAATTATATGTTTCCATTCTTTGAGGATAAAATGCTTTTTTTATTGTTCTTGCTCTGTCGAACATTTCCAACTTGAAGTAAGCATCGGAATTTTCTCCATAAGGAATGTTAAAGTATTCCTCTTGGGCGGTTATCTCATCCATCTTAGATATTTCGTTTTTGATTTGCCGTGCTGTTTTAATATGGTGCCTAATCGACACAGCAAAATCTATAGCAATAAATCCTGAATTATCACCTTTAAGCATAGATATAATATTTTTTTTAGTTTCATCAAACCACCAAAGATATTTTCTATATGCGCTAGAAATAAACACTTCTTTAGGTTCTTCTCCTAAATGTGCATATTTAGAATCTTTTAAATAAGGAGCTTGCCTAATATAAGAAAAAGGACGAATAACTGCGTCCAAAACTTTCTTATCAATTAATCTAAATTCTTCATAAATTGTAAACGTGCTTCTTTTACCCCTGCTTGAATCTCTGCTGGCAACAATTTTTATTACACTTCCATTATAAAAATCTACCTGCCATTTATTCATATTTTCAGTAAGTTTTTTAATTTCTCTCGCGAGATTTGGATAATCGTTCTGAAGACTTGTAATTTTATCGCTAACAATAATTCCAGCCTGTTGTTTTGTGCTACTGACAACAACTATTTCACTATTTGGATATAGAACTGCTTTTGCACAAGCAAAAACACCAACGATCCAGGTTTTCCCCACTGCTCTGCTACAAATAGCTACAAAAGAATCACTAATGCTCATAAGATAAACTAGCAACACTTGATAAGGATGTAGCTTTATCCCAAAATAATGTTCAATAAATCGATGCATATTGCGACGATAAAAAGTTATCCAATCAATTAGCTTGTTTCTTCTTAGTTTGCTCATATCAACTTCTTTTATAGTTGATTTAGGTTTTTTAAAAATATCTTGTCCTTCAGCGTCTCTCTTACTTTGATTTTTAAAATTCTTATAAGAAGGCATAATATTTTATTCTCCTTCTTCGATTTCCTCGGATATTCCAATTGCCTCTAATTCTACGGTATTAAAATCTCTTGAACCAGTTATGAAATTTCGAATACTTCTCAAAATATCCTTTCTATCTTCTTCTATTCCATCCATATCATGGTATTTTGTTTGATCTTTCCACCATTCGGCTGGAGCCAGATTTTCAATATCTTTTATCCACATTCCAAAAGCATCAGCAAATTTATTACTGTCAACGGCATTTTGTAATGCAGGAGTAAGTGCAGAATTTTTCATTATTTCTTGTAATTGTTTAACCAAATTACCAGTAGATGAGCCCTCTATTCTTGCTTTACGGATCTCATTCTGGACATGACAAATTTCTCTTACGAGCACGATTTCTGATTGAGTATCACATTTTGTTGTTTTCTTCCATCGAGAAAATTCAGTTTCAAGATATTCGTAATCATCAATATTTAATTTATCAGTTTTCCCCCATGTGTCCTCATAATATTCAATATCAGGAATTTCTTTTGTAGGAATAGATTGAATAACTTTTAATGATGGCTCTACAAAAGTTAAATCTTCATCTGTATTTCTACTGCCTATTTGAGTAGATTGTTGAGCACCAAGTTTGGATTTATAAATGCCAAAAACATTGCCTAATTCAGTTCCACGTTCTTCATAGGTTTGCATATGTCTCTTTGTAGATTCTATGGCAGATTTATCGTATCGAACATTCAGTACCTTGCACATACGCAATATTGTTTTTTCCATTGTTTTTTCTACGGGAAAAAAAGAAATATAGATATCATCTATACATTCTTTGCAGATACTAAACATCTGGTTACTATCTAGAAAAAAATCTACGGCACGATAAAAGTGTATATTTGTCTTGAACTCCATACATTTTCGACAGTAACATTTTTTCTTATCTTCGGTTTCTACTCTTTTAGATCTAGCCACTATAACCTCTTTTAAATTAAAAAATAGACTATAAAATTATAGTCTATTTCCCAATATTGGTTGAATTTAATGTTTTATTTGCTATTTGTTAATAAACTTTTACGTTTTTCTTTATCTAATAAATTTCCTTTTTTACGAGAAATACACTTGCAATCTAAACATCTCATCGATTCTCGCTTGCCCGCAGGAGTATAATTAAACCCTTCTGATTTTAGATTCATGCTTCCGCACACAGGACATTGGAGCTCTGTTATCTCATTGTAGAGAGCCACGTTAAAGTTTCTCACATAAGGTCTTATCTTATAAAATAATTCCTCTGTCGAGAAAATATCTCCTATATTATAATCTAACATAATTTGTAATGCTTCTGAATCCCCATCACTACATTTTTTCCAAAGAGAGAATCCATCATTTTCAATTTTTTGTTTAATA